ATCAGTTGGAACATACGTTACAACAATTTCAATGTTAAGTGCGTTGGGGCCTTCAGATACTGCTACGCTTTCCAATGACCATCTAGGATCATTCTTAATAATAGCTCGGACATCTGCGTCTATTAGGGATATTGTATAGTCGTCTAGTGGTTCAAATAGCATTTCCCAGACAATGCTACCAAACTCGGGCAGCATAATACGCTCGCCTTTGCGAGTGTTAAAGTGATTTAATAAGTCTTGGCGGGCAAGATCAAGGTCATAACGAACTGGACTTAGGAAACTAGTTCCAACAGTACTATAACCTCGAAAGCGTGATGTATATTGCGGCATGCACCTATTTACCTGGCAAAGATAAACAGGGTTTTATCAAGTTGCCTTGTCTGGTGCGCTAGGTGGAATGTTCCCGCCTGTATGTGCTTCACCGTACTTGTCACGCAATTGAGTAAGTGTCAGTGTGCTGCCAGTTGGTACTGCCCCAGTATTCAAATATGCACTGCGTTCCCATTGGCCAAACTGTTGTGTGGTTGGCTTGCCGTAACTTGCGTCAGACTTGGCTCCAGTCTTTGGCCCATTACCTAATGGTGTTGGCCACGGATCCTGCGGGTTACGAGCTTTACCGTTGCGTACTGCTGTTTCATCAGACTTGACACCTTGAGCTTTTAGCTGTTCTGCTGTCAAGCTTCTTGCATCGCCGTTTGGCTTGCCAGTCATTGCAAATTTAGCTTCGCTGTTGCGTTGGTTACCACTGTTTGAGTAGGTCGAGTTTGCCCAGATAGATGCAATATCTTCTTTGCGCGGCTTACCATCTGCTTGTGCGGCACCACTTGCAACTAACTTTCTTGCCATTTCGTTTGCCTGGCTAGGATTACCATATGCTGCCATAATCAGTGCATCAATGTGTGACTGTGTAAGACAAACATTTTTACCGGCCTGCTCTTTCTTCAGCGTATTGATAACTGCTGGCGCAACATGTCGATCTACAATCTGTCGAGATGCCAAACGTGCTTCTGCTTCGCTTGGCCCTGCCAACAATGCTTTCTTCAAGTTGTCATCAATTTTGCTTGCAGGATTGCCAGGCCCAAAAATATCAACACGTGTGCCATAGCCCACTGAATATCCTTGGAAGTCAGCATACATCATACCACGGTATGCTTCGCGACTCTTCATCAACTTAAAAGCCTCATCAGACAAGGTAGCTGATGTCACTTCGGGCACACAGTCGATTGCATTTGTTTCTTCTGGTGTTGGATTTTCTGGATCTGCTACTGTAGGATCTTCCTTGTAGCTGTCAGGCGATGGTGTAATTTCAGCATCGGGAACTCCAGAGCTGCCAGGGGCTGCCGTTGGTTGCTCGCCTTGATTGCGACAGTTATGTCCACCATATGGCTCAGCTTCGGGTACACGACCAGCAATGCTTGATCCAACACTGGCATTGGTAACAAGACTGTTCTGCGCAGGCATTTCAGCCCGGTCAGCTGCTGGCCCATTTAAGTCAATGCGTTGGCCTGTCATTTTAAATTGGCTGTCTGCCAATATGTTCATATTTTGCCCAGACGTTAATTTCATACCAGTGGTACCAGTGGCATTAAACACTTCACACGCTTCTACTACGATGTTTTTTGCAGCGCCTGCATTGATATTTTCGCCTGCATCCATGTTGATATTATTGCCGGCACGTAAGTTAATACTACCTTCTGCATTAACAGAGAAGTCGCCCATGGCATACATGTCGATGTTGCCTGCTTTGTCTAACTGAACCCAAGCACTGCCGTTGGCGTTGATAACATAAATGAATCCACAGTTGTTGTCCATGATAATACTGTTACCACTTTGTGTGCGCAATCTAATCTGACCGCTGTGACCATCTGGACCATCATCCATAACAAACTGATGCTGTCCAGGAGTTAAAATTCCGTATGCCAAGCCAGGATGCTTTTCTTTGTTTCTAAAAGGACCAGCGTTTGTGTGTCCACGTTGGCGATCCTTTTCAAGGCCTTGTCCTTTGATAACATCGCTAACAATGTGCTCAGGTCGGTGCTCGTCTTGTGGGTCTTTTGAATTGTAACGATTGCGTTCAGCAACTGGCAACACCTTGCCATCATGTGTACTGCCTGATGCAATGCCCGGCAATGCATGAGTATGGCCGTCCATTGGTAAACATGCCCACCAAATACCTTGGTGAAATTCTCCATTGATAAAGCCGCAAATAACTTGTATATTCTTATCTGGCGGCACCATCCACATACCGTAGCTTTGATTTGTTTCTCTGTATTTTGTAGAGTCACTGGCTTTTGATTCTGCTTTAGTATCGCCGGCACCAGCAAATGGCGGGCAGTATCTAACAGTTAACCACGATGATTCATCGTCCTCTTTTGCAGAACTCATTTGCGGAATCCACACTCGTAGTCGACCTAGTCCAGATGGGTCTGTATTGTCTTTTACTTTTCCAATAAAAATGCCAAACTGCTTGTTACCAGATTCACTACTCTTAGCTGTGGGACTTACACCTTTTGTATTTGATCTCATAATTTTTGCTCAGTTACTTTTTGGGCTTTGCACTAACACCAGCATTTTCAGGACCTTTGGCCGCGGCATTGCCTGAACCAGCTGCTCCTGTTGCCGACCCTGCACCTGGTTTGCCAGACCATGGATTGGCCAGACTATCCCTTGCACATGTTAATGTTGTTGTAAATTTACCTTTTACAAACTTATTTGTTATAGATTTTACAGTGTATACGCCGCTGATAGCGTCCGACCTGCGTAAGTCCATCAGGTCAACTGCTGCATCAATGTCAACAGACGGCACTTGCGCTTCAAAGTATATAAACGATAACCATGTATTCATGCTTGCAGATTTGCGTTTCTCGGCCATCATTTCTTCTGTCAACTGACTCTTTTCATATTCCCATACATCATCTGTCCATGGTGGGGCTGCGGCATCTTTAGGAGGTACTTGTAATAGCCAATATGGATCTCCAACAACCTCTAAAGTTAAACTACTCATGTCAGCACCACCAGCTTGATTATTTGCAATTTGTCTAAAGATACTGTACTCTTGCGCAGACTCTTCTTTAATGGAACTTTGCTGAGAAGTTTGCTGAACGCTTGTGTTCATGTGATAAAACTGCGGCATGTGTGGATACCAGCCTTCCTTGGGGGAAATGTCGTTTGAAGACGATTGCTTAAACGGCATGTCTTCTGCATAGTAAACCTTCCCCTTTCCATCAGCGTTTGGCTTTACGTTCCTGGCGTCATTGCATTGCATAGCACCAGGATTTTTCTTTCCTCCAGGAGCTTCTTTAGTTGTAGATTGTGTTGCTTGAGCAGCAATTGGGTTCCCAGTTGCATCATCAATCCAAAGAGGTCTAACGTTACGCCATGTATGATCAATTTTAATTTCAGCATTGATTACTTCAATATTCTCTCCAGTGTATATCCACTTATAAACTTTACGTAGCAGGCCTTTTTTAATCCAATTGTCTACACGTTTATCTCTGTTCTTAGGATCCTGAGCATCTTTATATTCTTGCGGACTAATTGTGTTTACTGAATCTTCGCGAGTTGTGATAAAATAATGAACTTCTTGTGCTGTAGCACCCAACTTATCGTCGTATGCCTGCTTGCCATCCTTTAATATATCCCTATTGCCAGCAATAATAGCAAAGGACTTTGCCACAATGTGGCTAGTACCTGGCTTTGTATCAGGACTGTTAAATTCTTTTTTCTTTGGAATTTGATGTAAAAACTTTAATACATCCTGACTATTTGGCATAGACTGAGTCATCAGCTGTTGAATAGTTGTACCTGGTTGGGCTTGAATCTCACCGCGAAACATCCCCCATTTTGCAGCCAAATCTCCAAATAGTCCGTAATCATATTTCAACGACGCAATTTCTTTGTGTGCAGAAATAACATACTTGTGTGGAATACATCTGATTCCAGATTTAACTTTTTCATCTTCCCTATCATTAAGTGCTTTAGAAAGGTCAGTACAAAAGTCTCCAATTGTAACTGGTCGACCTTGCATACGAAATCCTTGCTCTACGTTTACAAAATCAGTCTTTGCTGCGCCGCCATCGGACACTTTCAATTCAAAGTCGTAAACTGCTCCTTTGAAGTCTAACTGCATCTTGCAACTTGCAAGCATAACGTACCAACGAAAAGTCATTGGTTCGTCTTGCCATCCCCGGCACAACACTGGTAGATCTGATGTGGTATCATAACCTGTAAAATAAATTTCAAGGAGATAAAGAGCATCGTTGTTTGAATATCCAAGTTGCATTGCAGCCAGGCTCAGTGCCTCAAAAAATCGTCCACCAATTGGCTCTATCAGCTTGCCCGAAAAACCACTTGGCATTTGGGTTAAGTAATTGCCACTTTGATTTGCCGTTCCTGCTGATGCCATGTTTAGTTCTTCTAGATGTATGCTACCTGCGCCGCCAGTTTCCCACATTACAATACCATTTTTGTAATCATATGTGCGATCGGGTCTTGACTTTGTGCTTTCAATTGGAGGCATCATTGTCAATCGAGTGTTATACGTTACGTTTCTATAGTTCTGTAACGGATTGTAGTGAATCTCTGGCAGACCAGTAGCATCATTGTAGGTTGGTTTTTCAGCGGCCATTAAACAATTCCGTTTATTGCAGATTTAGGTAATACTCTTAGTACCATGCCGGGTTTAAGATCACGTATAGGATCTTGAAGTTGAGTACGATTAAGCAAAACAATAACCCACCAATAGTTGCTGCTTCCGTATAGGTCGTAGCTTAACAAATCTGGTCTGTTTTCAAATTTTGGATCAACTACAATAGTCTCTGCTGTTTTATTTCTAAGTAATTCTTCCGCTGTTGGAAATTTTACAATATCTAAATAAAAATCAGTGACTGGGGTAGACGAGTACTGATTGCGTCCTGTTGTTGCCATTATACGTATCCGTCCCCAAGCAAGTCGCCTGAAACAAATTTTGAAAGTGTGTAATTTTTTACAGTTTCTACCATGTTGACTTGAACAATTAGTGAAACTGTCATTTCAAACAGCACAGGAACAGATTGCCTTCCGTTGGCCATATCAACTGCAATGTAGTCAACATCGTTTGGGTAGTCATATTGAAATGTTTTAACAACCACCGGAGTGTTATTATATAATCCATGAGCATTCAATCTGCCAATGGGCGGCGGAGTGCCTTTCTTTGGATCTTCGCGACCATAGTACATACTTGTTGCACTTCGCATTAAATGTATTGCTTCAAGCGTTTTAGTAGCTTCCTCTACATTCCTACTAAACCATTGCCCACTGATTGTTATAACAGGGGTTGATCGGCTGCCGAACGCACTTGGTTGATAGTTTGTATGTTGCAATTCCCATGTGCTGTAATTCACTTCAATTGATTGATTAATCTTAGGAGTGCTTGGCCAAATCATTACATTCTTTGTGCCCTTGGTCAACGAACGCTCATCGCTGTTTGCATTCATGCGTCCACTGGCATCTGTCATATTTTCAAATGCTTTAAATCTAATAGTAACCTTGTTGTCTAACACTGCCATTTTATTGTCCTAGTTTTCCGTCAAAGATACGCTTGATCATTTTGACTGCTGCACCACCATTTGGGTACAATTCACTTAAAATTTGAAGTCTGCCTTCTACATCAGCAGCTCGATACATATCGCGAATTTCACTTGCACTATTAATAGGTTGCCCAGCGATAATAAATTCTACATCAGGCACTGGATAAATGTACCCGTGGCCGGCACGTTGTCCTGTTGCAGTTTTTGCATTACTAAACGGCATCATATTTTTTCCTGTGTACCTTTGGAAATATGCAGGTGAGCCATCTTTTAACGGGGTGAAGGCAAAGCGAGGATCACTTTGCATATCTTTTTCGCCAACACCAAATACTAAAATATCTCTGCTAGGATCTAATCCTAACTTTGACGGCAAGTTTTGTGGAGCATAAGGAACTGTTTCTTCAACCACATGCCCAGCAGGAACTCCTGCGGCTGTCATCATTTGGACTTTATCATTGAATGTAAAGGGACTCTTGTTTGGCTCAACCTTGCCACTGGTAGCAATGTAAGTATTAGCAATGCCAAACTTTCTTGCAAGCTCACGAAAGACTTCTACGTGTCCATGGTGAAACGGCTGGAAGCGGCCAGCATAGATGGCAATGATACGGGGTTTAAGATCGGTAATCTTCATACTCCTATTTACCGTTTGCATTATCTACATACTT